ATGTTATCTGATTTTAATGAACTTCTAAAAAAATATGCACGCTTAATTGCAGAAACTGGCGTAGCCACAGAAAAAGGACACACAGTTGTTTTACAGATCAGCGTGGAACAGGCACCCCTTGCTCGATTGATCACACAAGAAGCTTATAAACTAGGAGCCGCTGAGGTTATCGTTCAATGGACTGACGACCAGATCCAAAGAGAATTTCTTTTACATGCTGCAACGGATCGTATTGAGAATGTACCACAATCTAAAATCGATCAAGCGGATGAATGGCTTGAAAAAGGAGCAAGCAGGATCAGTGTTGTTTCTGCCGATCCCGATGCATTTGCTGGTGTAGATAGCCATCGAGTAGCGTCTTATCAATCAGCGGCTGGCAAAGCACTAATGAATTTACGCAAGGCAACTCAAGCAAATAAAGTCAGTTGGACTGTCGTGGCTGCGGCTGGTAAACAATGGGCAGCAAAAGTCTTCCCAGAACTGCCAGAAGAAAAACAAGTTGAGGCATTATGGGATCAGATTTTCAAAACGACTCGTGTCTATGAAGAAGACCCTGTCTTAGCATGGAAGAAGCATGATGAAAAATTAGCAAAAAAAGCAGAAGAATTGAATCGAGAACAATTTTCTGCCCTGCACTATACTGCTCCCGGTACAGATATCATTATCGGATTGCCTAAAAACCATCTTTGGGAAGGCGCTGGAAGCTATAATGCTCGTGGAGAAAAATTCATGGCAAATATGCCGACGGAAGAAGTGTTCACAGCACCTGACAGTCATCGAGTAGATGGTTACATTTCAAGTACAAAGCCACTGAGTTATGCTGGCACCATCATCTCGGGTATGAAATTTACTTTTAAAGATGGAAAAGTCATTGATTTTTCTGCCGAACAAGGAGAAGATGTCTTAGCAAAACTGCTTGATACAGATGAAGGTGCGCGTCGTTTAGGAGAAGTCGCACTTGTACCTGACCCTTCACCTATTTCTCAATCTGGCATCATCTTTTTCAATACATTATTTGATGAAAACGCATCGAATCACTTAGCACTAGGTTCTGCTTATGCCTTCAGTGTGAAAGGCGGTACAGAAATGTCCGATGAAGAATTAGCAGAAGCTGGATTGAATAGAAGTCAAACCCACGTAGATTTCATGGTAGGATCTGACAAGATGGATATCGACGGAATCCGTGAAGATGGCTCTACAGTACCGATTTTCCGAAATGGCGATTGGGCTTGAGTATACTTTCGCACACATGCAAAAAATAATATAAAGCATAGAATAAAGGATCTAAGCTATTGGCTTAGATCCTTTATTTCGCTAAACAACCCCACCGTTTTTTTATATGGTACTTTGAAAAGGAAAGTTGTAAGTATTAACCCATCAGCTATTACTAAAAATAATAAAAAGTCATCTCCAGTTCATTCCCATTGGCTTTACGTAAAGCTTCAAGTTATACCGCTAGAGTTAAGAACGATATATCTTTCGTCGGATAGGACTGGTATAAGCCAATCGAAATCGTTTAATTCGAATCTGTTGAAGTATGAAAATCAACTACACCGTCGACCTAGTAAGTTTTTCTTTAGTAATCAATTTTTGCCTATTTTCTCTTCGACTGTTTATTGAGGGACTAAGACATACGCATGCATCTATTTTACTTTATCAAGGAGTAAATATACTTAGCGTATCGAAACGTTTAGGACATAGCAGTTTAGAAACTACAATGTCTACTTATACAAAATAACCCCCTGTACCGCAAAGGATACAGGGGTTATTTGTACGTTCCTGACTAACTATTACACGTCTTCTGTTGTGTTTGTTATTGCAGGAAATCTTAATATAGAAGGTTTTCTATTTGTTTACATTTTGTTGAATTCGAATTTTTTTGGCACATAATTTGGCACAAGTACTTGTTTTCTATTATTCAGTATATTAAATTCCGCCTTCACAAAAAGAACATTCGTTCGTATACTCTTTTTGAGGTGAACTTTTATGCTGATGGAAGGAAAAACACAATTATGGTTTAAATTTGACCCTTCGAATAGATTTATCAAAGATTTTTATAAAGTATGGAATTCAGAAGTTTTCTTTTTAGCAATCGAAGATAGCTTATTAATCAATCTCTACTATTCTAATAAGAACTATTTCAAAATTCCTGCTGCGAAAACTAGAATGAAGAAGGGTGTATACTTTTTGTTTGATATCGTGACTGACGTGCCGGACGCACGTAGCGATCATCGGCGTTATGACTATATAAAGTATACTTTCGTTGATCCAGAAAGATACAAAGATTAAATAAAAAAATAACAAACAAACTCGCTTGAAATTCATTAGGTGAGTTTGTTTATTATTTTTTCTGCTTCTCGATTCATCAGCGCCATATCTGTTTTCGTAATGGTTTCATTAGGAATATAGTCAGCACATTTTCTTTTCTCTAACATTCTATACCCACTATTATGTATTCCTAAGGTATTCAATTCCTTAACTGTTGAAAACAAATTCCAAACGGTTTGGTGGCTTCCTTTTCCGCTACTTCCATTATAAATAATATCATAATTTTCTTTCAAATACTCATCAGATTTTTTAAAAGCACTGTAGTATGCTCTTGAAACAGCAGTTCTTCTATAAGATTCTTTAGAATTATATTTATCATCTGATTCAATTTGTTTGGAAATAGATAAATATTCATTAAAGTCAAACATTTTATTCCCCCAAAGTTGCTACTACAGATTTCCCCATATATTTATAGTCAGATAATACATTATCGAGAGTATCCAAAACATCGTAATCTGAGGAAAACAATTCAGATGTTGTTTTGATAACAAAGAAATACAAGTTTAAATCTTCATCATATTTTATATTGATTTCAGCTTTTCTTTTTAAAACCGTATTTATCACATCAAAAATTTTGCCATCATTACTTGAAATTGTGTTAATCTCATTTTTTGTAGTAATTACAAGTTGATTATCATTTTTAGTTTTCGGAGTAGAACTTGCATCCACAACAACTGGAGATGCTAGAATTACCGATGCGCAAGCAAAAATCGCAGCAAAATTTATTAAGCTACCACTCCGATGTGTATTTGATGGTACTATATCAAGCATCCGTATCGTCTCCTTAATTTTTTTCCACTGGTTTGTTGACCTTGATATCAAAGATTTGCCTTCCAATCTCAGTTCCATTAAATTTAACAACAGCATAATGCTCTCCTGCTTCTTCAACCAAGACATTTCTGGCGTTTATATTAAAGTTTATATCGTTAACTTGAGGAGGCAAGCTTACCGATACTTCACCCGTAGAAAAAATTTGTTTTTCATTCTTGTTTAAAACTTCAATTTCTACTATTTTTATCTTTTCTGTATCCTCTATCTCAGACACCACAGCTGTTACAGAAAATGATAAAGCAGTAGGAATTAAAGGCGCATTAATAGAAAGAGCTGGATTAATTACTTTATTAATAACATTAGTGCCAAATTGCTGACTTTCTACATCTTCTGAAATTATTAATTGTACTCTATAAGACATTGATTTCTCCTAATTTTTACATTTATTTAATAAATTTATGTTTCACTTTTGCTAGTCAATTTAGTTTAACAATAGTAACAAAGCTTTGTCAACGGAAATATTAGCTAATTTTGTAAGCATATTTATAAGTATATTTGTAAGCATATCTGACATTTAATCAGTAGTAAAAGTGCCTCTATATAAGGAACAAACTGTTTTTTTACTATCTAAATTCGTATACAGTTTTACTAACAAATTAGCTAACAATATTAGCAACTATATCAACAACTATATGTACTTCCCCTCAAAAATGATGTGCACCCCAAAAGTTAGACTAGAAATCTAATTAAAAGGGGTGCTTTTTTTGCGGAAATATACATTTGTTTTTAAGAAAAAAGTAGTTTCAGACTATTTAAATAACGAAGGCGGCTACAAATATCTTGCACATAAATATCAAATAAATCGTACACTGGTTAGACATTGGGTAAGGATTTATAACTATCATGGTTGGGAAGGCTTGGTTGGAGGTGGCAAAAGCTACACTACAAAATTTAAACTTGATGTTATAGAATATATGGAAACAAATGGTCTTTCTATCCAAGAAACTGCTAAAAAATTTAATATCGGTTCAAATAGAACTCTAAGTAAATGGATAGAGCAATATGAAGAAGGCGGTGCTTCTTCACTTGAGAGCCAAAAAAGGGGCAGAAAAATTAGTATGAATTCCAAGCTAAACATTCCTAAAAAACTTAAAGATGAGTCTCTTGAAGAAGAAGTTATTCGTTTAAGAGCAGAGAACGCATATTTAAAAAAGTGGAATGGCAACACTTTTTTTGACAAAAATTATAAGGTGTTGTGAATGCTGCGGTGTTATGGCTACGATTGCCCTTGACAATGAGCATCCTCGGATCTGATTTTCTCCGGCAGAAGCACAATCATTCAATTACGCTGCCTCTCCAGAGGTATCAGATCCGCGCTCATTATCAAGGATTCGCTTCGCCAATCTCTGTTGTCGAATTTGGATCGGTGTTTCATACGCCAACGTGCCATGTAAGCGTAGATAGTTCCACCAATGCACATAATCAAACAATTCTAGACGTAGCTGTGCCAGTGTCTCAAATTGGTATTGATGCACGAATTCTACTTTGACAGATTTATAGGTTGATTCCACAACGGCATTATCATACGGACAACCCTTCCTACTCAATGAACGAGTAATTCCAAAACCATTCAGAATCTCATGAATGGTTTGGTTATCAAATTCCTTTCCCCGGTCTGTATGAAAAAGCTTGACGTCTGTTAAAGAATACGGTATCCGTCCAAAGGCTTCTTTTACCAATGAGGCATCTTTCTTCTCACCACAGGAATAACCAATAATTTCTCGATTAAACAAATCAAGTATTAAGCAGATATAATGCCACTTTTTCCCCACGCGAACATAAGTAAGATCCGTAACGATGGCTTCCAATGGCTGTTCTTGTGTAAAGGTCCGATCTAATACATTCGCTGTTTTCGCTTCATTACAAGCTGTTCGTTGCCCTTTAAAATGAGCGATCGTATAGGTAGATGTCAATCCGCGGCGTTTCATGATTCGACCGATTCGGCGCCGACTGAGTTGAAGCCCACGCTTTGCTAAACACTTCTTCAATTTTCGGGTACCGTAAGCCTTTCGGTTTCGAATAAACTCTTCCTGAACGATCTCTTCTAAGTCGGACTCATTTTCGATCGGTTTCGCTTGATAATAGTAGGTTTGACGAGAAATATTTAGAATTTTGCACATCGCTGATATGGAATATTTATGCTTGTTGGCATCAATTACTTGTCTTTTCGTCCGAATATCAGCGCCGCTTGCTTTAAAATATCATTCTCCATTTCGAGTTGCTTATTTTTCTTTCTTAGTGCGATCAATTCTGCTTGTTCTGGTGTTAAGTTGTCTCTTTCTTTGAATGAGCCCGTTGATTGTGCTTGCTTCATCCATTTATCGAAAGAAGAAGGCGTAAGCTCATACTCTCGAATAATTTCTGCGCGAGGCTTACCAGCGAGATAGAGATCGACGATTTGTTGTTTGAATTCTTTTGAATAGGTTCTTCGTTGACGTCTTGACATGAAAAATCCTCCAGTGTGTTTTTTATTATTCTACACACCTTATTTTTTCTGTCTAGTCTAGTGTAGCCGATTCATGACTGACGTGCCGGACGCACGTAGCGATCATCGGCGTTATGACTATATAAAGTATACTTTCGTTGATCCAGAAAGGTATAAAGATTAAAGTAGGCTACCTAAAAAGGTAGCCCGGAACGAATTTTATCACCATACTTGTGAAAGGAGATATTTTTTAAGTTAGTATTAAGATTGTGTAATATGATGATATCTATATTTTATAGTATCAGTGCTATAAAATCAAAAATAAGTCACTAATTAACTACCACTCCAATTGTAAGCCTTTTTTCTCACTTTTTTTCAAAAATATGGTATGCTTTTTAATGGCTTCAAATATAAAAGAGTTTAAAGCGTAACACACTTATGGGGAAGTGGTTTGGGGTGCGCTTTAAACTCTTCTTTATTATTATCTCACAATTTAACCCAAATGTCTTTCTATTTAAAAATCAAAGTAAAACTTTTCAAATATACAGAAGTATAACTATGTGAAACATCCTTTCATTAATCCATAAAAGGATACATAAAAAAGCCACTCATTTGAGTGGCAATGAAGAAAAGCTTTAGCTTGTATAATACTCTTCAAAAAAATTCTAACACAGAACGATTCAAATGGCTACGTTAATGTACCCTGTAGGACTCGAACCTACGACCGGACGGTTATGAGCCGTCTGCTCTGACCAACTGAGCTAAGGGTACTGGTTGTTGCCACATAAAGCCATAAACAATCAACCAGTAGAATGTGTGGCAACAAACCTGTTATCGCATAGCTTGGAGTGTGACTATTTATGGGTGATAGTGAAGATATGCGATAACATCACTATTTTATCGAATGATTTTTATAGTTGTCAATATAGTTATGTAATGCTCCTCAACGAGGAGCTATTTTTATCGTTTAGGAATATTTAAATACCAACGTTTGTCATGGAAATCTTGCGCACCGCCTTTAGTGTTTCCCTCTGGATCATTCGTTGCCCGCATCATGACGTATACTTTCTTATTAGGGAAATCACGCATATTGAAAGATACATGATAGCCAACATTTCCTAAAGTATTATAAGCTTGATTTACGTCTGGTCTATAAATCCCATCAGCTCTTACTCTAGCTAGTTCTTTTCCAGTATTGTAGTCCATAATGAAAATATACTCGTATTTATAATTAGCAATGTGCCATCCAGCTACATGCAAATTTGCATTTTCGATTTCTCCAAACTGATCAATGTGGGCGTAATTCGTTCCATCTGTCAGTGTAGGATTAGCTGCACCAGCTCGTGTTGGATCAATGACAGGCTTGTTTTCAGAAGTTGTTGGATTTTCATCGGTAAATCCATGAGCTAAATCATATGCTAATTTTTCTTTACTTACGCCCATTTCAGAAAGATAACCGTATGGATCAGTATGATCTCCCCAGATATTTTGTGTTACCCATAAATGTGATTTGATTCCTGGTTGGTTATAAGGCGTGTCCAATGTAAGCGGAATACCGTATTTCTTAGCGGAATCTCTCGCCAATTCAACGTATGCTTTATAGTTCTTTTCAAAAGTTGCTTTATTATGTGTGTGTTGTAACTCAATCTGCACAGGACTGTTGGCATTAGCATACGAACCAGCACCGTACTGTACATAACCAGGTTGTCCAACTTGGTAAACAATTCCGCCATCACCCACAATGTAAGCAGTGTAAGCACTAGTCCATGAACGTTGCATATACTGCGCTTCATTGCGTCCTGTTGCTGTTTCATTAGCCGTTTCATGCAGTAAAATGTACTGATTATTTGCTACTTGTGAGCTACCTTCATTTGCGCCCAAATTAAATTCATTGTTGATAGTATAGGCAAACCCATTAATTGGCAATAAAAAAAGAGCCGTTAATAGGCTCATCGCAGTAATAGTAATTTTCTTTTTCATTTGTTTCCTCCTATTTTTTCAAATTATAAGCCGACACACCAGTGATAACACCTAAAAATGTTGCTACTGCATTGATAGTGAGTACTGTCATATCTGTTCCATTCCATCCATACGCTTTCCCTAACGTCGCTACTAATACAGATGCAGCTGGCAATACTGTTAAAACTGTCCATTTAATGACTTGATAATACTTATCTGGTAAAACCATTTCTTCTCACCTCCTTTACAATTTAGTCAAGAAATAGCCAATGATTGTAATGCCTAAACCGATCATGTAACCCCACGACCATTTATTATTGGCTTTCATCTCTTTGATGTCTTCTGCATTATTAAGCGCAATAGAATATGCCTGATCCGCTCTATCTTTTGCACTTTCCGCTTTTTCACGTAATAATTCGTAATTATCCAGTTTCGTTTCAATACGCACTAAGCGTTCTACCACGTCTTGTATTGCTTCGTCTTTCAACCAACTAGCCTCCTTTCATTGCAAAATAAAAAACACCCTCCTTTGAGCGTGTTGATAGCAAAATTATAAATATTGTATTAATCAGATAGTCTAGTCAAGACTAAAGTACGGCAAGATGTAAATTGTAAAATTCCATCTGCAACGCCGATTTCAGTACGCATATTTAGTACATCGTTTACTTCTAAATCAGTTACAATGTTTCCGCTAGCTGCAAATCTATTTTGCAAGGCGTCGACCCCATAAGCTACTAAATTATCAACAGAAGTTCCATCTTTATATAAATCAGTATATAACCATGAAGCATATTTCCCGCCCAATTGCACACGTATTTGCGCACTAATTGAATACTTACCAGCTTTTAAGCATTTAACGTATCCGTTAGATTGACGTTCGAAATGTGTTTCTCCTACAGCTGTAGTAGTATACCCTGTTCCTACTCCATACTCCGCTACTTTCGTTTTGTTAGAGACTTCACCTTGTGCGCCATAAAATGCGGTAGTAGCTGTATCATTAATGCGTTCATCGATCTTATTGTCTAATTCATTCGCTTTTGTTTGAGCATCCTTAGCTGTGGTGTCTACTTCATTAATTGAAGCAGTCAACTGCGAATTAATCTCCGATACTTTCCCATCGGTATAATTGTTTGCTTTACCAGTAATTTCAGAAATTTTAATATCTGTGGCCAAATTATCTTCGACATATTCTGGTGCTAGATCCCAAACATAATCTTTTGGATTGTTTGAATCACGCATACCAGTACCACGATATTTATACTCACTAATATTCGGGGTTCGTGTGTTGCCTTTTTCGATCTTGAGCCAGTCAATTTGGCATGCGCCTACTGTTGATCGTGGATACTGATAAACACGGAAAAGTTTAGGCATCGCCACAACATTCGTTGGTGTGAATGTTAGAGACCATACGTCTGTCAACCCATCAACCGGCTTTAGTTCTCCTAAACGAGCAGTCCAATGATTATACGCTACAAAGGTTTGACTTGCGGGTTTTGTTCCTTTAAGCGTGATAGTATACGTTTGACCTATCATAAGCTCTTCTTCTGTGTAACCTTGATATATTTGGTGGTCGCCAGATTCGATTGGGAACTTAACTTTAGGATCGGCAATATTTTCGTTAGGATATTCGCGACACATGTTGTAAGGTTCTACCAATAAGTTAGGCTGGTATGGTGTGGCTGTTGGACCTTCTTCGATTTTGATGTCATAGCTCATTTCTATTTCCCCAAGTATCCCATCTTGAGCCCTAAATTGTATCCAAGGATGGTATGCTTGCGGGCCAAATGTTGGAGTAGTTCCAGTAATACTAAACTCTTTCCATTCCTGAGTTATCGAATTACTGTTAATAGGTAAGTCTAAAACAATCTTGCCAGTTCCATTGTCAACAAACCTATATCTAATCAGTATTTTTTTTCCGTCAGCTGGACTATAGTCAACTCCAGCTCTAAGTTTAACGGTCATTACAAGCGTTTTATTAGAGGGTAACCAGTTAGCTATACCTCTTCGTTTATAATATAACTCTACTCCACCTTCCGTTTCAGCTGATATCTTATTATATTTAAACGAGTTTTCACCTTTAGAAAGTGTTCCAGCTGAAGTATTTTGATTTTCAATTAAGTCGTATGATAGCTTACTTAACAAATTAGGATTCCCACTATAATCATAGTTCCCGAAATCGATGCTGTTACTGTACATCACTTGTAAGTTACCTAACTTAGAAATTTCTTCTTTCAGAGCATCTAACTTGTCTTGTAGCGTTTTAGCTTGACCAGTTAAATCAGTAATCTGTTGATTTAAGCTATCCACTCTACCTTTAGTTTCAGCCATAAAAGCATCAAAAGTTTCATTATACTTTCGAATCAACTCTTCTAATTGCGAAACATATTCATCGGCTTGACCTTGCGAAATGTCAGACACTCCTAGTGAGAAAAAAATGATATCTTGCGTTGTTAGAATTTGATTGTCTTTTCTATATTCTACGTAGCAGTGTTTATAATATCCTGCTTCACTCATAAATGTGCCATCAAGAGAAAACGTGACTTCTTCACTAGTTACGCTAGTTGCAACATTATCTACGTAACGGTTAGATGGTGTTGTTCCTTTTAAAGTAAATGTTCCGCCACTCGTATCCATCTGCAAGCCATTTAAATATGGTTTAACCGTCACCGTAATCCCTTTATCACCCTGACGAGCCATAATAGCTTTGGTGTAGTTTAATTCTTTGCTGAAATCTAAAGCCAAATTATATAAACTGCTAGCCATTTATATACCTCCTTGTCTTCGTTTTAAAAACGTTTTTGGTCAAGCACTGTGCTATCATATGCTGTATCCTCTTTTAATCTAATATCTTCATACCCTAGACGGTGTGCCACTAAATTCCATCTAACTAATACGTTTGGCTTACTAGTTTCAATGATGAAATGGTCAATATCTTCATGAGTAACAGCACACAAAACTAGTTCTGTAGGTGTCACATGTGTCATATACCGACTTAGATTTACTGTCTCAGCAAACATGGGGTCAATATCAACACGAACTTTACCATCGTCACCTGTAACGGCTTCCCCATAATCAGCGAAATAATATTCTGGAGTTTCATAAGCGTTCAATAGTCGTTGTCCATAATGTTCTGTTGGTACAGTTGAGTTTTTAGTACCTCTAACAGTAAAATCTTTATATACTTGTACCGTTGATTGTTCAAACCTAGCAAGTTTCCCATCTTCCCATGAACCAAAAAAACAACCTGGTAACGTTAGCATACCATCACTAGTAAATTTCATAGTCCTACCAGCTACCTTAAATTCCCATGAGTTACCCGCACTACCATTAATGCTTAAAGAACTACCGTCGCCAGAAGTTACATAACTAGCATTGCTATACCTGAAATTGGGCGCACCAAAAGATAGAAACGGTCTGTTATTACCATTATCCCACGTACTAAAAACCAAGTTACCCTGTGGATTTCTAATCATGAAACCACCACCAGTTTTCATGGTGTATGATACAATACCGGCATCAGCACTTACATAATCACGTGCTTCTAGCTCCATAATATCTTTGTTAACTTTTTTTGAGTACCAAGTCATTTTGCCATTAGCAATACTTGTTCTATAATCAGCACCATCACTAATTAATGTAGTACCTCTAATAGTAATTCCTACTATTTCACCAGCCGTAATAAACGAGGCATTGAATCCGCCATCTAACGTCCATGCCGTTTCATATGTTCCATTAATGCCAGTTTTAGAAAAACCAATACCAGCATTGTTGATTTGTAAAACATTCCTTGCGGTATTCTTATCTGGTGTGTCCATAATCAAAATACGACTAGGCGCTTCTTTAGGATCTAATAAAACATAACCACCATTTTGACCAGTAATCATATCAGTTTGATGATCTACAATATCATTGATTAAATCACTGATTTCGCCAACATTTTTCAATTGATCAATGGCATCATTAATCAAATTGCTGACATTATTCTCTGTATTTTCTAAGAAGTTTGTTTTGACGTTTCCTACAACTAATTTATCGTATGAATTAGTTAAAACATTAAACGTATATTCCACGATTCTCGCTGACATATTCACTTTTAACTGTGGATGATACACATCTACTCCGTCACCCATCGAAACTTTTTCTAGATCAACAAATTTTTCATAGCCTCTTTGATGCCTCAATGGTACTAATTCAATAGAACCACTCACTTGTGGTTTTTGTTTATCTATGTTTGTTTTCAACCAGTCTTTAGCAACTTCCCTTAATGTGGCTACATCAGTCGCTTTGTCTTTAAAATCAACAAAAGAAACATATCCAGCAGGATAATCATCCACGTAATCCGTGAAAATAACTTCTTCTGGTAGAGTGATCTCGTCTTCTCCTTCTGAAGAACTGCTAATGAATGGATAAACTCCAACTAAAACGCTTTGAGCATCTATCTCTAAGTCAAGACCAGTTAAGTTTTTAGTATAAATCGCTTTGATTTTATGATCCGTACCTAGACTTTTTTCATGACGTAATGTGTTATTATCTTTTAGAAACTCACCATGAAATCGATCTAGAATAGATCCCTCTTTTCCACCAAAGAATTCTAAAAAATTCGCCTTTTCTATCTTCACATTAGCAAGCGTATCTACTAATGACGAGAAAGAAAACTGCGAAGGGATAGCTGGTTTCGCTAAAACTTTTGCGTTTTGCCATGCCTGAGTAGCAGTGATTTTTTCTGTTCCGCTGTCATATTTATTCAACACCGATTTTCTTATATCATTGAAAATAGGTTCAGCTTTTACTTCTATCGTATTGCCTATTACAGAAGTTTTTGCATAATAAATCCGTAGACGCTGTTTTGCTCGATTTTCATCTACATAACACTGAATAATACGTCCTTCTACAATCAAATCTGCATTAGTTCCGTTTATTGAATAAGTACCCTGAAATATCTCGGCTCCGTTTAGTTTATTGCTAACAGTAGCTGTTAACCAGTCTGACAAAGCGCCTAAACCTTGCGTATCATATAAATGTTCAGCTAAATTATTCGCGTCATTTTTATCGTAAATAGTTAGTAAATTATCGATCATCTATTTCACCTACCTTAACCCATTACGATAAATTTGTATTTTGCTCAAACCAGTACAATTAAAATGATTAATATCCACTTGCAACGTTGGATATTGCATGGTCTTCATTTTGTTGGACCGATCTAAAATATCTCCGTCCGATTGCTCTTCGTAGCAAAGCATCAAATCACTATCAATGACTATGTCAGTTCCCACTACTAAGCCTTCAAAACTAAACACATAATCATTTAAGGTGAATTGGCATGAAGTAGCTGAAGGAGTGATGATAATCTTTGGAAAACTTTCTTCTAAACTATTATTCAGCAAGTTAAATGACTGTGGTTTATCTACGGTTATAGGTACATCTTCTTGAACTCTTGCGAATGGTTTCGCAGTGATATTTACATCGAACTCTCCCCATTCAACAATATCGTTTTCTGCATCCCCAATATCGATAGTCTGGATAACATAATAGACGTTGGGATCATCAGAGAATTCTAATTTCTTTGCATAGTTTAACCAATGACGCATGATATAAAACGATTGCTTGAATGCTTGATGGTCTTCCACATCTTCTAAATAGTTATAGTGCAATGTAAACGACATGTCTTCAAACGAGTAATCTTGTACTAAGCCACCTAGCCGTCCTAAAACAGAAGTTTCAACTCTCTGTCTTTTTGGAGAAGGTATGGTTGGTCTTTCCGCTAAAGCCAATTTATGCAAATAATCAGGAAATCCATCGATTATAGAATGTATACAATCAGTCATTTTTTCACATCCTTTTTAAAACTAAAAAAACAGGAGAAATACTCTCCTGTTTAACGCCATGCCGAAGCATTATCATTTTGAACTTTTGTAATGCTATCAATGATTTGTTGAGTTGTTTGCTTCATAGTAACCTCATCTGCGTTACCATCAATTGTGAAATTGAATTCGTAGTTATTCACAGGTTGAATCGTTTGTGCCCTAGATGAAACTGATGTGCTACTCAAGATACGATCACCAATTTCTTGCAAAACAGATCTTTTCAAAGGTAAAACTGCTTCAGGTCCTGCTTCACCGACACCGTTCATTCCACCTAGTAAAGTTGGTTTAGTAAAGATACCTCCTTTAGCATGCCATTTTACACGCAAATGGGGGATTTGACCTTTTAGCGGGTTAAAGCTGCCTTCCATGATAAATTCCGGTAACGGAATATGTGGTATAGAAATATTCAAATTATCAAAAATGCCACTGATTTTGTCTCTAATCCAATCAATTGGAGCGCTAACAGTCTTTTTGATGCCTTCCCATATGTTAGCAATTGTACTTTTAACATTATTGAATATGTCGGAAACAATACCTGTTAGATTGGACCAACCGCTTGAAATTGCATTTTTTCCATCGTTTACTTTAGAGCTAATAGTGCTTGTAATTCCATTCCAAAGATTCAAAGCAGTATTTTTGATACCGTTCCAAATTCCGCTAATCCACGAAGATATACTATTCCAAACACTTTGAATGGCACTTTTAGCTGCGTTTATAGCATTGCTTATACTACTAGTCACACTATTCCAGATATTTGATGCTGTAGAGCTGATTGAATTCCAAATTCCACCTAACCAACTAGATACAGTTGACCAAATATTTTGAATTACTGTAGCAGCTGCTTGTACCAAGCTAGTGATTGTATTCTTGATACTGTTCCAAATACTAGAAGCTGTTGCACTAATTGAATTCCAAATATTTGAAGCCGTAGTACTAATAGCTGTCCATATACCATTCCACCATGCCACTACTGGATCAAATATAGTATGGAATGTAGTTACAATCCCATTCCAAGCGATACTTATCCATTGTGTCATAGTATCCCAAGTATTTTTAAGGAAATCAGAAATAGGTGTCCAAACAGCTTGCCAAGCTGCGCCCAATAACTGTCCAGCTACATCAAAAATACCCACGATAATATTAATACCAGCTTGAATCAATGACGTTATTAATGTCCATGGTATTTGAACAATTCCTACAATGTCTGCCCAAATAATCGACCATACTTCTTTGACTCCGTTCCAAATATTTGAAACCCAATCAACGAATGCTTGCCAAGTCTCTTGGACTCCTTGCCAGATGTTGGAAGCTCCTTCAACTAATCCGCTCCATAGCTCTCCAAACCAATCAGAAACTCCTTGCCAAATATCTTGAACCCAATCTACAAATCCAGACCAGGTTTCTTTAACCCCATCCCAAACTGATGAGGCACTTTCTTTTATACTTTCCCAGGTATCACCTAACCAATCGGTAAATTTTTTCCATAAATCACTAAACCAGTCAGTGATTGCGCCCCAGTTTTGAAACGCTGTAATTACAATCGCTATTACAGCTGCAACGCCCGCTATAATTCCTATTATTGGCAGCAAAACTGTAGAACCAAATGTGCCAACTATCGTAACAACTGCGGTTATAACAGGAGCTAATGTGCTTAATAATGCTAGAATTCCTCCAAGAGCTAAAATGAAATTTTTCATTGGCCCATCAAGTTTACTCCACCATTCGGCTAATCCTTGCAAAGCTTTCGCTCCTGCTTGCAACCCTTTGATAAACACAGGCAGTATATCTTCACCCAATGAGGCATAAAAATCTTCTAACGCTTGCTTTGCTCTTGTCATTTGGTTTTCTAAACCATCAGACTCCCTACTAGCCTGACCTGTAGCACCGGCTAATTTTTGCATATCTTCAGCATATTGAACTCGAACTGCTTGCTTGGTAGCCTCATCTAAATCAGACCATTTTTGCGTTTGTGGGCCTAATTCTTCATTTATTTTATCTTGCGCATCTTTAAGTTTTAAAGCAGCCTCTCTTGCTTCTAAAGATCCTTCACCATGTTTCTTAATAGCATCAGCATACTTAGATTGTGCTTTTTCAACAGCTAACAATGACTCTTCACTGGCTTTTTTTGCTCCTTCAGTCGCTGGTATCAAATTATGCTTAACAGCATAAGCTGCCATTTGAGTATCATTAGCAAATAAACCTATTTGCTCCCCACCTTCGTAGTTCCCTTTTATAAATGAATTAAGAGATTCACTAGCATCATCCATAGACTTATCGTAAAAAGCTGCTGCATCTGCTGCTAACTGAGTACTATCACCAGCTAACTCCATAGCTTCTTTGGTATCATATCCAAGTCCTTTAAACATTGACGTATATTGTGTAAAAACAGGCTTGATCGTATTTGGTAACATTCCAAATTCTTCAGCCATTCCCTCAACGGCGTCCTGTGCTTCCCCTTCTAAAGAGCCAAAGACTTGTTTAAATTGGGCCTGCATAGCTTGTGCTTTTCCAGCTGCTTCAATAGACTTACTACCTACATCAATAAGCTTATCTCCGATCACTGACAAGTGATCAGTAGCTTCCATTAAATTACCCATATCAAGTTTTTTGCCGATATCATCTACTGTGGAGGTATCAACGTTTTTAGCAGCATTACTTAATTCTTCGAATTCTCTTTCCGCATCATTAAGCTTAGTTTTCATTTCTAAAGCTTCGGTAGATGTTTCTCCAAATTCTTTTTGTGTGGCATCTAATTGTTTTTTTAGCACTTCGATTTTTTGTTCAGCAATATCACTCTGTTTGCCGACATATTCTTGTGCTTTTGCTAATTTTTCAGATTCTGTAGCAGACTGGCCAGCAGTTGCTTGCCATTTTTTATATTCGGATTCTACTAATGATGCGCTTGACTTTAGATGTTGTTGCTCATTATCTAAGTCTTTCATAGTTGACTCATACGTTTTAAATTCACCTTTAGATTGAGCCAATGCCTTACTCGTTTTATCTATATCATTAGATAACCTTTGCTGAGCTGTTTGTTGATTAATCAGTTCTCTTTCAAGTTTCTGAACTTCGGTGGAATTTTCTCCATAATATTTTTTGGCATTGGCTAAACGTTGACTAGTTACTTCAACTTTTTGACTTTGTAATTCATACTGCTTTTCTAAAGAAGATAATTTACTTCCTAACTTGTCTGATTCAGAACCAGTCTGTTGTAATTGAGCTTGTTCTAGTTTTAATTCTGCTCTATTTTTAGTTAATTCAGCACTGATTTCTTTTAACGTAGATTTCAATCCGTCATCGTTAGCTATGAAAGTTACTTCTGCTTCCGTTCTCTTTTTAGCCATTTTTTACCTCCTTTCCTTTAGTTTTTCTGGGATTGATTTATTGCATAGTTCTTCCATCCTTCATAAGCGCTCTTGTTGTAAGCCATTTGCAAAATGTCATCTAAACAGATATCGCTTAAAACCAAATCTGAAGGCATAGAAAAAACGTCGGTCAACATCGAATAGACATCGACCCACGTTTCAACTAAGAGCTTTGGCATTTTTACTTTTGAAGCTTTTTTTCCTTATTCGCTTTTTCGAATTCTTTTTGATAGGCATCACGTGCTTGTTTGAACATCATAGTACTGTATACAGCTACTGCAACCTCCATATCAAAATCCCATTTATCGATAAATTCATCGAATGAAATGTAATCGACCATGTTCGCTTGACGATAAGCTACATATACGGCTTTTGCACCTTGAATAACTGTAATATCCATAGAGCCTTTTCCCATCGACATTTTTGCAAACTCGTCTGTGTTAAAATCTCTATTGATCATCAATAATTTCTTGATATTCAGTTTAGGTTCTAAATTCAAAATTGTTCCATCGTTTAGTTCAATTTTTGAGTAATCTTCGTTCATTTCGCTACCTCCGTTTTTTTTACTGTGATTGAGTGGCCGTAGTTGTCACAACTGAAGTTTTTTTAATCACATCAGCAGATAGATTCGTCATCCATTGATCTGTTAAGTCTTCTTCAAGTTCTGCAACAATTGCTTCATGATAAAATTTACCAAATTCATCTTGCATAACTTTTGCTTCTAGTTCTAACGCAGCTACTTCATCCGCACCATTTTCAATAGAGAATGTTAATCCTGTATTCGAAGTGCATGCTAACATACCAACTAACTTTCTATTTTCTTCGAAGTCATCCACGATCTCTGCAGCAAGTGAGAAATCTTCGCCTACGGAATCAGGACCGTAAGAGTAAATGCCTGGTTTAATACGTCCATCTTGTTTCAACCCATTGAAACGTCGATAAACTTCCATCGGTACATGTGCAGTAATTGTTACCGTCATATTGATTGGTTTAGATTTTGATTTTACTTCTGTCGCTCCACATTTTTTAACCACCGTTTGCATTTCTGTTTCGCCATCTAATTGTCCGTTACAATTCGTTGCGATTGCATTTCCTGCGTTCTTAAAATTAAAAGCAATTCGTTTGATACTTACGTTATCGAACGTTGTTACTACAGTTTTTGTTTTAGCCATTGTTGTTCCCCCTATTTATTTAATTTATCGAATTGACGAATCAGAAGTTCTGTAATTGGATCAAGTGCAAGACCTAATCCTCTTCTCATAAATTCGTCCGGCTGATTTCTTTTAGAAGTACCTATCCCCAAATCAGGATATTTTAAATACTCAAATTTTCTTGTAGGTCTAATGATGAAACCCAAATTAATGTATTGAGTCTTAAGTGGACGACTATTTTTTGCGTGTTGGTGCCCTCTTCTTAAATCTGCTTCAGAAACAGGAATTTTTTCTGTAATCCTATCCACTGCAATAGCCGAACCTTTTGATTTCAATGCTTCGTTAATCAGTCGTTCGCTCTCGCTTGAATAGCGTTCCATCCGCACAAGAAGTTCATCATGTCCATTTATTTTTAGCTCCCAACTATTTTTAGCCATGACAATCACTCTTCAATAATCGTCTAAACGTAAATACCAATTGATCGATATAGCGATCTTGGTTCTCTAGTTTTAAATGATTGGGATCCATTCTCTGAAAACGAATCGAACGATTTTGAATCAATGAAATAATATCTAGTGAGTCTCCTGTTAAATCTTCTCTATTTTCTGAATAGAAAGTTAGATATAGATTTTGACCCACGCTATATTTTGGCTCAGTGATCATTTCTATTTCTCCTGTTTCGAGAATGAAGTAATTAAAATCATCAGGTAGCTCATCCTCGCCTACGGAGTCTTGAAAGAGTTTGAGGCCAAAATGCTCTTCTAAGGAAGTTTTGATAGCAGAAATTTGCTTATTTAAACGTTCTTTTTCTTTAGAATTATCAATCACCATATTCACCCACACTTTCAAGATAAAAATAGATATAAAAATTATCGTAATCGGCATAGATAACGTTGTAACGCATACTATCGATTACGATAAAATATTGATCTTTATTAAATTTCTTGGCGATTGGATGAAATGGAGTCTTTACTTTCTTAGTTAATTTCGATCCCATCGCATCCATAGCTGTTATATCACTATCTCTCATGGAAAGATTTCTAAATTTTAAAGAAGTGATTTCTGTATCTTCTACACCAATCTTTTTTCCTAGTTCATTTCTTTTGGTAGTTTGCGTCAAAATCTTTAACCAACCATCGTTGAATGTTTCTTCGAGTCTACGATTATTCGCCATTCACATCACCTGCAATATATTCTTGTAGCGCATAATGTTGAATGAAACCTAATAACTCACTAGCGAAATTTTGTTCAAACTCATCTAAAGCACGATTCCAGTCGTATCTACATCTTTCGATTAGCAATCCGTATTCTAAGCTTTCAGGAGAAAAAGAAAGTGTTGTACTCACTTTACTTTGAAGATAAACAGCATTTTTAGCTATCATCTTTTTAATTGACTCATCTTCTTCGTTCCAGGTAACGTAAATATTATCCTTCACAGCTATTAGCAATTCTTCAGTCACTTGTTCAGGCGTCATCTAACCACCGCCTTAATTGCTTTAACATATGCGTAAGAGCATTTTTTCTTGTTTACAAATGATAAATCTTCATCAAAAGGCGTAGAAGTCACGTATCTCCCTTTGAAAAATAAATCTTCATCGTTTGTTGTTACTCCAGCATTGTGTAAGATTTTTACTTCTTTAACTTTTTCTATTGGATCAGTAGCAAAACAAAAGTCTAATTCCTCGTGAACTTTAGGACCAATATTGAAATACATCATGTTCCAAAGCTGTGCCCACATCTCGGCTGTCCAGATTTGTATATTTGTTTTTTGCCCTCTAAGGTAGCGATATAGCCGATTAGAATCCAGATAAACCTTTTTCCAATAATTCGCTTTAGGACGGTTAATAACCCACTGTGCGCCTCCTGAATTAGTGTTTATAGTTTCCAAAGATTCTACTGTAACATTTACAATGTTTGCCATATCTTTTAGAATATTTTCTCCGTTTTCACAGCTTCTAATATAATCAAGACTTAGATAACTACAGCGGTCGCTACAATACCAAACATCATCTTTAGAAGGCAATTTGCGCAAATTAATTCTTTTATTGAAAATGACATCCGAATCGATATAGAAATATCGGTCGTCCTCACGCGAATGATCTTCTTCTAAATATTTCCACCATAAATATGGTTTAATCGAAGGAATATACTCTTTGTCGTCCCGCAGATCATCGTACACATGAACTTCAACACCATATTCCTTCTCAAAAAAAATAGGAATCTGATCATCGTGTCTGCTGAAAAGCAATACGATATCTTTGATTCCTAGTTTCTTCAGATTAGTTAAACAAACTTCAAGCTCCCATTTAAACCGATTGATTGCCGGCTGACAAAGAATATACTTCATTCTGATCACCTACGCTTGTGTTGTAGTTGTTGTGGTTGTTGGTTTTGTAGTTGTAGTAGTAGTTCCCAAAGCGCTAATATCTAATACAATGAAACTATCGTTACGTTTAGGTTGACCGTTTGCATATTGTTTAGCTAGATAAATGCGTTCGTCTTCAACAAAATGGTATTCATCTGAAGCTTCAATTTTTAGTGTAGATCCTACACCCATGAAGTAATCTGAGGCTACCCCAATAACTGCTTTTCCTTCTGGCACAGCCGTTGACTGCAAATCTGAAACTGGTACTGGCAATACTTGTACGTATTCTCCATTAGCAGTTAGTACAGTCTTAGCTGGGAATACTTTAGACCAGTAATCAGTTGGATTCACAATTAGGACCACATCAGAAGGATTCACATTACGATAAATCGGATCATTCACACCTTCGATATTGAATTTTGATAGTCGCGCCATCAAACCGCCCATAGTTACAGCATCTAAAGCTGTAATAGGTTCTGCTTTTTTTTCAGCATATTCTCCGCTAGTTTGTTTGCTCATGTCACGCATCATTCCGACTGGCATATCTTTACCAGTACCATCAACAATTGCTTGTTCTAATGCAATTCTCAATGATTCTACTAAAACAGTACGGACATAACGATCTAACCATACTGGACCTAAATCAAGCATTGCCTTACATACAGGAATATAACCTGATAGCTTGAACTGCTTCATGTTAATTACATCAAAGCCATTATCTAAAACTTTTTTAACAGCTTCGCAAAGTTTACCCCACCATGCTGGATTGACTCCACGTGACACAATCCATTCTGTTACACCAGTTGTGTTAACAAAAGTAATTTTTTGCAATAGTGGATGAGATTGTTCTAAATCTTCAAATACACGTTCAAATACAGTAGCTGGCACTAATTCTTCGACCCCTGCAAAACCTTCGTTTTTCACTACTTCGTTATAGAATTTTGTTTCTTGTGTAGTTAATACACGCTGACCACGGTTCATTAATACTAATTGATCTTGATTTTTTGCTGTTGCTTCTTCTAAAATTTTATCCTGAATTTCCTTAGATAAGCTTACCATAGCTGCGCTAAAAGATTCTTCGTTACCATCTTTAAAAGCTTTCATCAATTGGTCGCTTGCAGCTGTTACACCTTTTAAATTTTTAACTGTCATTATTTTACATCTCCTTGTCCAAATGTTTTATTTAATGCTGCTGTAAATGCAGCAATTTTTTCTGCTCTTTTTTCTTTAACGTCATTCAAAATTTCTTCAACGCTTTGTTCTTTTTTAGCTTCAGTACCTGAGCTATTTTCTGCATCGATAATTTCATCGACCAATCCATAACTCAAAGCTGTTTCTGCATCCATAAACGATTCTTTTTCAAGAAGTTCTTGCAATGCTTCATCTGTGCCATTGAATCGTGTTTTATATGAAGCCTTTACCGATTTATCAATTGATTCCAGTTGGTCAGCAATCGTACGGAAGTCATCGACATTTCCTTCTCCGTATGTGGAAGCGCGGTGAATCATCAATTGTGCATTGTTGTAGATTTTTATAGTATCGCCAGCCATTGCGATAATTGAAGCAGCACTAGCGGCTAAGCCGTTAATCACAACGTTAACTTTTGCTTTATTTGACTTAAGTAAGTTCCCAATAGCAATCCCTTGAAATACGTCTCCACCGTTTGAATTAATTACTACTTCAATTTCTTCTTGATCACCTAGACTATCCAAAATATTTTTGATTCCCTTGTCAGTATTCCCTTCAAAGAACCAACTAGAACCAATAAATCCCTGAATAAAAATTTGCGGTACTGCGCCTTCATTCTTTACTGCTAGAAATGTTTTCATTGTCGTCATTCGCCTCACCTCCTTTCGATACTTGTTGATTGTTTTTAGTTATAAATATTTCATCTGCCATCGCCTTATCAGAGCGATCATTTCCAACGCGTTCTCTTCCTTCGTTGATTGTAAATACTCCATTTCTAATGCCTACATCAATAGCGTCAACCAAATCTTTGAAGCTAGTAATCTTGATCATAGTTGTATCCACACGTACAAAATTCCCTGACAAGTATTCTTCTACTTCATAGAGACTAGCGTTAAACGCATCCTGAATAAGTTCAGCAATCGGTATGATTTCGAACATTAAAAAAGCGTCCACTTGATCCGATAACCCACTCATGTCTCCCTTTAGTAGGTTTTTCGGAACGTGAAACGCTGCTGCTGTCATCTCAAAGATGTCGTCTATTAAGTTTTTTATATCTCTTGAATTGCTTTGGAAGTTTCCGCTGAAATCTTCTAATGTGTACTCATTTTGTAATTGAAATACCGCACCTGCATTATCAGCTTCCATAAAAGCCTTAAATTGTGATGTCATCATTTTATTGATTTGATCTTGTGTTGTATTGTCTTGCGGTCGGAATAAATTCCCTTTCAGTACGTATCTACGAGCGTTAGAGCGCTTGTAAACATTCATGGCACTAGAAATGAGTTTCCCATACGCTTGATAATACGCATCGACTAGTTGCCTAATTTGTTGATCTGCGTATTTTATATAGATAACATCACTTTCTAGAAATTCTCTATCAAGGACTATGTTGTTAATTTGCACTTGAGAAAACACATCATCTTTCAATGCATATTCTGTGACATCCCAACTATCCGCAATAAATATTTCGCTAGAATTATTAGACGGAGAAACGATCAATACTTCATTGTAGAATATTAATCTCCTGATCAGTTTTTTTCTAAATTCTGTTGCATTATTTTTCTTATTAGGAGCTACATTCAGCCTATAGTAAAGATCATTCTTTTTATTTTTTCCATCTTCATATGACTTGAATTCCGCTTTACTCATCGCATTTGCAATCAAATCAATACAAGTTTCAATCGCAAATTTTCGATACACAAAATCAACTTGCAATTTACAAAAGTATTCTTCTAAAGGAACCGTTGCTTTTTTTGTGAAGTATCCTACCGCCTTTTGAAAAATCCCCACTTTCTCACCTCCTTTCAAGTTAGAATACTAGAGGAGTAAATCCAGTTCCTGTATTTTCTACTGAGCTATTTGTGACTGTTACAGGAGCAGAATCATAAATATCATCTAAAAAATTCAAACCATGAAGGAATGAAAAAAAGCCATCCGTTTTTCTAGTTTCAGGTTCTATTTTTTCATAGCGTATATTTCCATTAGAAATATGCTCTTCATATACATTCATGCAATACCAACGCATAATCGCATCGTCACCAAAAAATAAACGTTGATTAATAAAAAGGTCATCAACCAGATCTTTTAACATACCATGTGTAACAGATCCGCTTCGAACAATTTCCACAGTAAAACCTGCTTCTTCTAAAGCGGGCTTCAATATTTTTGCACGGTACATATCCATAGCGATTTTTTTAATATAATATTTATTACTCATTTCAAGAAACCAACCTACAATATAATCAGCTTCTATATTTTTTCCATGAACGATCTGTGATTTTCCTTGATCTATAGAAATATCTATAACCTCTCGTTTGATGTTTTGTAATCGAAGGGCTGATTCGTGGATAAAAGTATGTTGTGTAAAATAAACATCTTTATCGTATTTTCCTAGCAACCCAACGCTGGCAAAATCTCGTCTATCAGCAAAATCGACTGTTCCTATCACTTCATCCATTTTTTCAGGAAATTCTTTTTCTTTCGTATGCAGAACATCATCATATGAAGCAACAGCAAATCGTGTATCTTCCATAGGTCTGTTCATTCGTTTGGTCATGAACGTAAGTCTTAAACCAGCATTACGTTGCATTTGAGAGTATTCTTGAAACATTTTCCGTTTTAAATCTGCATTGTAATTAATAGTTGGACAAGCTTTTTCCCACATGTCGGGATCATCAACTTCATTATCGTTATCCAAGCGACAAATAAATGGAAACAAACTAGAAAATTCTGCTCCATCCTTGTCAATTCCAAGTTCTCCAGAAAGAATCATTTTTGATTCTTCTATAATGTCATCAAGCGGACCACCACGAACATGACCATTAGTTGTATCATAAAATTCTCTATAATCTCGAATTTTACCACCACCAGAAGTAGCCACATTTATCATTGAATAATCTTCATTTTCGTGAATTTCATCAAAGCGGTTTGCACCTGGTCGCTTCCCATCTTTTGTTCTAGCATTTGCCGTGTTATAACGAAGTTTGCTGTTTGTAGCGATATTTTGAATAACTTCCTTCGTAGCTTTAAATACTTTTTTATCTAAATCAGGATGATCTTTAATTACTTTAAATACATCATCAAAACTAGTCTTTGCTTGGCTTTCATTATTGGCATAGATATCAATATCATAATTTTTAATACCGTGTTTAGCGGTTAGTAGAAAGAAGTTGTTCCAAGAAGCAAAACCAGTTTTACCATTACCACGTCCCATTAATGAAAGATATCTATTGAACACTAGTGTTTTATCTTTTTTCCATCGAACACCATAAATAAAACATTGTAGAAATTTTTCCCACGGAATTAATTCGAATGGAAAGTATTGTGCTGGTATATTGATTGAATCCTCTACCATCTGCTTATCGAAGTAAATATCTTCTCTAGTAAAGACTCTTTCTTCTAGATAATTTTTTAGCAATAATTGCTCTTTGCATACCTTGATAGTGCCTTCTTCTATAGCTTTGAACCAATTTTCAATATGCTTATAACTCAGGAATTGATTCATTTGCTTCACCTACCAATTCAGGAGTAATGGCAAGTTTATCCAACATCAATCCCATTTGTTTGTTGACAGAAACAAGCAACGCTACTGATTCATTCTTTTTACCATTCTCCAGTCTAATGCCGTTCTCGGATATATCTTCTTCCAGTGATATCGCCGTTTCCCATAAACTGATATAACGATCAACATTATCTAAGAATGGCTCAATATTTGTTTTCTGACTTTCCAATTGGCTTATTAAAGAGCGGCGTAATTTTTCTCTGTAGCGATTTTGAGACAATTCGTTTTTAAACATTTTAGCCCTCCTTTCATGATAAAGTTCGAAAAAATCTCTTTTCCTGACAGCCCCCTCCGTTTCATCACCCCCAAAAAATTTGCGATTTATTTTAAGGGGGGGTTATCTCACCATCGGAATGAAAGCTTCAGCGAAGTCAATGTAATAATTAATCTCTTCAATGCTATATCCAAAAATATTTTTTATTCTTTCAACGTTATTATCTTTATTCAACGCTTCTCTTACTTGATTCACTTTGTATTTACTGCAACAGTTATCTGATAACAGATCCCTAATACCTACATAGCGAACGTATATCAAACGTTTAATTAATCCTTGAGTATAAGATGAATACTCTTCAATCTTTTCTGTGTCATACTCTCTGCCATTGTCATTGATGATCATGCACTTACCACCTTTCACTTGCATCGAAGTTAGCAAAGCTTTCTATCTTCTTCTCTTGTTTATCTAATGCTGTAAGATATCTGCCATGAACTTCATTATGATGTTCAACACATAAACAAATAAGATTATCTAAATCTAAAGCTAAGTCAGGTCTATCCTTGACTTCCTTTATATGATGAACGTTCTCTACTCTATGATACTTACCTAGTCTTCTACACTCTTGGCATTCATAGTGATCTCGTTTCATCGCTTTCTCTCTAAGCCTGCGCCATTTAGGAGACTGATAGAACTTAACCAAACAATCTTCTCTTATCAACTGTAATAACCATCTATAGAATTCCTCGGTCATGTCCCATCTCCTTTCGCAATCTTATTTAATACTTAGCTATTCTTTTGCCATACAATGGAATAACTTCATTGCTTTCCTTTCGTTTATATGTATTGCTCTTTATTGGTCTTCTATACTTTCGTACTATCTCACCGTTACCGTTTTGCACAGTGATTACTTCATGCTTCTGTTCTAAGTATTGTGGTCTATACATTGTTGTTACCTCCTTTTTGCAAAATAAAAAGACCACTCAACGAGTGATCTTAAAAAATTACTAATTTTAAATTACTTTAGTACTGATTGCAGCTATAACTGATGTCAGGGTACTAAAGTCTCTTCCATCCATTGTCTGAAAGGACATGAAGTCAGGTTCTAGTATATACAATATGATATCTTCCATATCTAATTTTCGTGATTGACACATTGTTGTTAAAAAAAGATAATTGGGATGCTTTTTTACATAATTTTTTATAATTGATAAATACTCAATTAGCTGATCAACCTGTAATCTTCTTTCATTAGAAACAAAAAAAACTTCAGGCATAACAAAAGTTATATTTATGTCATCAAAATTCGCTTTAATTTCTGCTCTTGGAACGTCATTTTCAAATATTAAAACTTCCTTAATTATGGCAGAAGTGCGTAGGTTTTGGCCACTATCTTTTTCTGATAATTGGTGAGGTAATCTCTCATAAAATGGAGGTTCTTTTACTTTGACTTCTCCGTTCCCTGTATCCTTCTTCACTACTTCTCCATCAGGATCGTATTTGACTTTTATACCTTGGTATGTCTCAGTTCCTTCAGTTATTTCTTTTTTTTGAGTAGTTTTCTTGTGGGAATTTTTTGCTTTTGGCTTTGGTTTTGGAGGATTCAAATAGTCTCTTAAAGCTTTCATTGATTCTTTTTTTCTTCTAAGCTTTCCTCCATCAGTTAATCCTCCATTTATTTCACTATATTCAGTTATAGACTTTACTGGTTTAATCTCATCTTCAAAATATGCACAATCAATGTTATGTTCGTCAGATCTGTGTTTACTTAAATAATTAACCCCAGTACTTCTTCTATTAAAGACTAATCTTGCTTCACAGCTAGGATCGGGACAGTAAATGTGTTGTACAATCTCCAAAAAGTCTTTCCTTCTTGGAATTTCTTCTAAACTAATTATTTCTTTTTTACCCTTTACCACAAAAGCAGCTTCATCAAATTTCAAAAAATCACCTTTTTCACTATTATTAAAACAAAAAATCTGTTAATATAATAGTCGCCAAACAATTATAATCAAACAGTTTATCCAAGTTTTTCAAGCTCGGATTTTTTTGTTTGATTTAATTATATTGCTATGTGAATATTTAAGCAATGTTTTTTTAAAACGATTATAATTGGTAATTTTCTATAGCCTCTTTTATAGTTTTAGTTGGAATTTTAGTTATTTTGGTCCCCTCTCTAACACAATAATAATGGGGAGCTAAAATTCCATTCTCATCCTCTTCAAAATCGAAAGCTTCTTTTCTTTTTTTATTATAAAAGCAGTAAACTTTTTCACAAGGAATATCTACTAACTCCCATTCCTCTAAATACATTTTCTCATTTTTCATTGAATAAATTATATTATTTAAATCTTTCAAATTTTGTGAATTCATTTATAATACCTCCTCATTATTTGTTACTTTTTATAAATTAATAGACAGCAACGGATGATAGATAATAAGAACAATTTAGAAGGAGTTGAAATTCACATCCTTATTCTTAATATTTCCGTTGCTGTCTATCGAAGCTTAATTGTGAAACAATAATAAAACGATGTTCCTTTTATTATTATTTTGTCTCAGACCTATCACTAATCTTTCGACACTATCATAATATCACGTTAAACCACTCAAAAACCCTACACTATCCCTACAAAAACCCTACAAAATCAACGATACTGAACTAACACGCCTTTTTTGTATGCTTCAGCAAATTCGATCAATGCGATGGATTTCAGCTTCTCTACATTCTTCTCTCCGTATCCTCGTATCAATTGACCTATTTCATAATTAGAGTGCTTATTTACGTCACAGAAGCTGTAGTAGAGTATCTGACGACTAATCAGACTAAGAGCCATCAAAGCCGCTAAAATCGCGTCTCTCTCCGCTTCTATATCCATCATCTGAATGATCGCGTCTTCTGCCTTATTGCCGTGCTTCGGTGCCTTCGGCATATCCGTAATAATCGGCGACTTAATATCTATCAAAGAGCGACCTGCCATCCGCTCCAAACGCCGAAAGTTCTTCAGCACATCTCTCGCATTACATCTTGTCTGTTTGAAATCTACCTCTCGTAACAATTGCATCAAGTCAAACCGCTCCTTTATGTGATATAATAAATGTGTTGGATTTATTGAATCAGTCGGAGCGATCCGGCTTTTTTATTTGTCATTGATTAGTTCCATATCCACCAATCTCGCTACAGCTAAATTCTCTTTGCTTTTAGCTGTCCATTTATCACATTCCATTGTGTTTTCAATGCGAATGATTGCTGAGTGATTATAGAGATGCTCTACATATCCACGAAAGGGATAAATGAATCCTTCTGCTTCACAGCGAACCATGTCACCGACTTTGAATTTTGATTTCTTGCGTGTTTTAGGATTCTTAGTCGGCATATCTAGCATTAAACCGCCGATGCCGTGGCTACTAGCGTAAAATCCGTCTTTTAGTTTCATTCCGCTTCCTCCTCTTTAGCTGTCAATTACTTACTCGCAAGTCACTAAAATGGCTACTTCATCGATAAAGTTTCCATCTTCGTCTTCCATTCCTTGCTGAATGCTAATGTCGGTAATCTGCTTAAAAAATCCGTTGTCATAGCCTTGTGCGTTTATCACTACTTCGACGTCTCCGAAAACCTCTTTGAGACTATTAATTTTATTTACTACTTCCGATGCGTCCATGACTACACCCCTTTCCAGTTAAAAATCTCTGTCGTTAATAGACTACTGTTCAAAGTATTCATCTTCACTCATCCTTCCGCCACCTCTTCCACTGGCACAGCAAATGGCCAGAATCTTTCATCTGCTGATTTAATCGTAAGTTCATCTAATTTTGCAACAAAACCTTTTCTAGGTTCTTTTGTAGGAAACATTCTAGTTTCATCACTTGTGATTTCATAATGTAGATACAAATACTCTGGTTTAAGCTCCGCTGCCTCTTCGTCCCAAACTTCATATGGTAGTCTCACATAATACAACGGCTCTTTCTCAACCTCGTAGCCGTTGTATAGGCTCAATAGTGTTTCATATGATTGTCTTGTTGCCCAAGCGAGTAATTCTTCTCCTTGTTCTTGCGTCAATATGCCATCTCGTACAAACCAATCACAGAAATAATATGAATCACCATCTTTAGATTTGATTAAATACGCTATTTTTTCTGCTTTTGTAAAAGGGTCCGTAGATTTCTCAAGCCAACCAGCCACGAGTTGTGGAATAACTGGCTTCTGCGGTTCGTCTAACCCTAGTTTTTTTGCCAATTTCAATGCTACCTCATAAGCACTGCTTTTTCCTTGATAATATTCATCTGTGGCACCCTCGTATCGTTCAACATATTTGGTTAATTCATTAATCAATTCCTGTTTATTCATCGCTGTTCCTCCAATAACTCGCTATTCTGGTATATATTTCCGATGACTTCATACGTGTATTCTTCAAACAGCTCTGTGTTAAAAATTTGATACTCTAAATCTTCATCAACCGTGGCACAAACTAATCCGGAATAATCTATTGAATTTTTGACAATACAAACTTTATTATCTAAGTAATCGAAGCCATTTCGCACGCTGACTAATACTATATCCCCTTCAAATATTTCCACACCGTTCTTATCTTTCAAGCCAGTAGATTGCATGAGGACTAAATTTCGTACATGATATGATTTCAACTCGGAAGGTGTCTTCCAGTATTCGATACTGTTTACCTTACCGCCTTTAGTAAAATGTAAGACAGCTACATCTCTCATTGTGTTTTCTCGCTTATCCCACGCTCTAAACTTCGGTATCATTTGCTGTCCTCCTCGTATTTTTCAATCAATTCCATTACTTTTTTCACTATTTCAAACTCAACCGCTTTTGATTCTTCAAAATCATGTACAATTTCTGGATATAGCATATCGTCAACTACCCATATGATAATTTGACGTTCGTCAGCAAAACTTATGATTAAATGATCAGACTCCACAGATACTGTTGCTCCTGATTCGATATCATATAAATCCATGCTGAATTGAATGAGCTTTTTTATCATTTGCTGTCCTCCTCAAATACTCTTCTAATATTTCTTTATACTTCTCTACAAATTTGAAACGATCTTGATGAAGCTTCTGACTCCAGTTAGTTTGTTTATCAAGCTCACGCATCTGATCGAACCCTTTTTGAATTTCGTTGTAATAAAATTCAATGTTTGCTGCTGCTTTCCAATGCCTGCTACTTCGCACTCCTGCTCCTGTTTCAGCCATTTCTAACTTAACTAATTCAGCTCGTTCTTTTGATTTTTTATCTTTCTGAATCTTCATCATGATTTTCTTGAGGATGATGTCACTGTATTGTGTAATGAGATCCATTATCTCTCCTCCACATACCTAAACTGTCGTCCTTTTGAATCAATCCATAAGCTCCTAGCTCTATCCCAGATAATGTTTTTGCTTAATCCAGTAATTTCAGATAACTGTTCAGCAGTACCTGTTACTAAAATTCGGTCATCATGCCAGATTGCAATTTTTCTCGGCGTTCTCCGTTTGGGCTTTTCAGTCCACATTGATTTACCGAGCTTTTGGACTTCTGCAACTATTTCTTTGTCTTCTTGCCAAGATTCTGACTTGGTTAATTCAGCAATTCTTTTCATTGCTGCTTTCTTATCCACGCTCATTCCTCCAATCGATGGATTTCCCTTCTTAAATTCTCTATGTGCAAATCGATTGCCTTTCTCGCCGTTTCATTGACCATCACTGCCTTTGTTCGTTCCAGATCGTCAATCTCACGCTGAAGGCTTCGAATACGCATTTGAATCACTTCTTCTGTTGTCATGATGATTCCTCCACGTATCTAAACGTTCTCTTCTTAGCGTCTGTGTAGCCACACCTTGCTCTTTTCCTCACGATTTTCTCGTGCAAGCCTGTGAGACTTGCTAACTGTTCAGCTGTCCCTATCACTAGAAGTTTGTCACCGTGCCAAATTGCGATTTTTCGTGGTCTTGGCTTGTTGCTCTTGTCTGCCCACATCGCTCTTCCAAGCCTCATCACTTCTGAAGCAGCTTCTTTGTCATTTTGCCAATCTTCTGAATAAGTCAATTCGATAATTCGCTGCATTGCCGCTTTCTTATCCATCCCGACATTCTCCTTTCAGTAATTTGAGTACTTGATCAAGTGCGCTCTCACGTCCGCCGTGGAACGTGTTGAGCCACTTGTCTTCGTACGATACACTTTGTCTTAAAGCTTCTTGATGCATTAGTTCAATCTGTGCTGTAAATGTCTTTAGGTCCATCTGATTACACCTGCTCAAGTTCATTAAGATGTTTTTGCAAGCCTTTAACACAATCAACAAATAGTAATTTGGTATATGCTAAATTTCTTAATTGTGTTGTATCGATATAAAGTGCGAAATAGTATCTGAGCTTACTCCAACTCGAACGATCATTCTTAATTCCTTCGATTCCAGCTTCTTCGAGTTGATCATATACGTCTCTCAGGATTTCTATTTCCTCACCAGTTTTATACTTTGCTATTTCATTAATTAGTTCTAGATAATCGATTTTCAATTTCCCACCTCTTAGAATGGTGCTTTTGATTGTCTATTAGCTCGTTCTAGCGCTTTTTTCTTGAGATAGGCTTCTTGGTCGATTGCCCACTCAGGAAGCTTCTCTCGTCTTCCTGTGCGCTTGTATCCACTGCTTGCGTTCTTAGATTCACTTTTTTCTTTTCTTGCCCAGCTTCGAATAGTTGCCAAATAGTTTTTATAAGTCTTACCAGATGATTCACAATACTCAGATAGCCGTTCTATTCGTTCTTGATAGTCATTAGGGAATTCTATTTTGAGTTTCTCCATCTGCTCATCTGACAAAAGAACATTTTTATACTCTCCGTATTTATGACGGACGGGCTTAGCCTTCGATTTTTTCGAAGGCGTTACATTCTCTATATCTTTCTCTAACTCTATATCTTTCTCTAACTCTATCTCTAACTCTGGTGTAGTTTTGTCCGGACATTTGTCCGACATTTGTCCACTTGTTATTAAATTCTGTTTTGCTTCCTCAATTTCTTTTCTGTATTTTCTCTTCCTATCAGCTTCAGTTGAAGATTTCCCAATAAAACTTTGTATATCAGACATATAAATTGCTCCGTTATCTAATACCTCAATAAGTTGTAAATCACGAAATATTTGTACTGCTTTTTCTACAACTCCCACAGAGTGTCTTGTAATAGTCGCAAGCATTGTAGAATTGAATGGAATCCTGTCATTAAACATTAGTTTGCCTTCATGTTTCAGACTTCTTAAATAAAGTTTGAGAAGAATATTAGAATAAATGTATCCATCTGGCATACTTTCTAAAAGAACCATCTCGTCGCTATCGAAAAAGTTCTCTTTTAGTTTTAAATAGTAGTATCGTTTGTTGTCAGCCAATATTTTTTATCCTCCTATTCTAAGTTTCTTAATTGTTTCCTGGTTTAACTTGATCCCTTTGATTTGATATTTATTTTTGAAATTGATCACACCTATCTTGTGTTTCTCCGTGTGATGGATTCTGCAGAGTGCTGCAAATGTGTACTCTGAATGATCAACTTCTTTGCGCTTTCGTCTTCCTAGCGCTTTGTCAAAGTGATCGATATCAGCTCCTGTTTTGCCACAGATGCAACAGACTCTTTTTGTGATGCATTTGTAGAAGTAATATTCTTGATTCGCTGGTAAAATCTCATAGCCTTCTTTGAAAGGAATATGATGTTCAAAGATGAAATCTAAGATGATATTTGCTAAGACGTTAGCATCACTCACAGTCGTATTCGATTCATCTTTGAGGCTTATTTTGCGCCCTGTGACACCTTCAAAGCGGAAGTAAAAGAATTCCTTCCAGAAGTCCGTTGGCATGCCTGTATCGATGAAAATATCGCCTATGAGTGCATAGATGAAGTTTCGTTGCTGTACTGTGAAACGTCTAGGATCAATAAAACGAATTTCAATAACTCGATCACCATCGTAGCCGTCATACATCGTCTTTAGTCGATCAATGTTCACTTCCTCATTGATGGTTGCACCTATGTCTTTTCCTTTGAACTTTTTCAGAACCGCTGAATATGAATCGATTAATGGTTTAAACACTCATATCACTTCTTATCTAATTCTTTTCTCTTAGCTGCTATTGCTCGCTCCATCAAGGCACATTGCTCATAGCTTAACTGTTCAATAGTTTCAACGTTATCAGCTAAGAGCCCTAATTTATCTGTCTGCTCATTAACATATTCGATTAAGGTTTTGGTCATATCTTTACCCATCTGCTCATTGAAAGCTTCTAGAATCGTCTCTAGCATGTTTAATTTCTTCGTATCGATTCTAGGTGGTGTTGGAATATCTTCCCCTTGAAATACATATAATCCCAGTCCGTGTAGAGCCAATGCTTTCACAAAGCATCGCTTCAATGAGTTATTGATTTGCATTGCATTTGGTTTAACAACTGGTTGGTTTCGATAATCTAAAACAGGAAATAACTCGGTTTCCGTGTGTCCTTTAACCGTTACTGAGACAGATACATAAGTCCCTGTTTCATCCATAAGAAAAGGTTTATATTCCTCAACAAGAAAGTCTTGATGAGTTCCAGAAACAACCCTGTAGTGTTTATACTCATTAATAGTTACCGTTGCCTGTGGATCATTCTTTTTCATAATCTCCCACGCGTGAGCCCAAGATAAATAATCAAAATTTCCTTTTTTCTTGAGTATTTTATTTAACTTGCGACTAAAAAGTTTTTCAAAAGTCGTTGTCCCTTTGTTTTCACTCATCAAATTCTGCCTCCATTTCAGCAATGTATTTCTTACCTGATCCGTAATAAGAGATATCAATCAAGTTATCTCTGTCATACTCTTCTAGCGCATCAATCAAGCCATCTTCGATGACATAGATATATTCAGGTTTTTTGGACTTCCTCGATAAATGGATAAGATAGACATGATCCCAAATACTCACAAAATTTCCCAAATCGTCTTGATCACATGCTAGTTCTTCATCCGTCAAAAGATTTCGTCTGATTTTTCGATTATTTGTTTCCTTGATATTCGATTTGCCCCAACTAGGATCAGTCAAATATTGATCTAGAGTGGAAAGTTCTTTTTCCATATGCTAAAATCTCCTTATGATGTGTTTTCTTTGTGACTCTTTGCTTGCCGGCGGAGTCACTTTTTTATTTGTTGCCATGCTTTTTGCTTGTCAATATGTTGTTGGCTTAGGATGATTGGTTTATTGTGTCTCCACCAGCGATTAGCAATTACCGTCCCGATTCTTAGCGCTTCAGCTCTATTCATTTTCATCACCGAAAAGTCTTTGTTGTCTGTTCAGTTGATCGATTTCCATGCGGATCGCAGTTTCTGGTAACCACATTTCAATAAATGAAACAGTATCATCGAATCTCTTACGAGGTAACTCGCCATATCTTGGGATTGAAAAGGTACGTTTAAATTCAGACCAAAATTTTGAGAATACTTTTTTGCTGATTTTTTCATAAGCTCGGCTTTCTTTACCCCCTAGAACTTCCATAACTTTTATATTTCCTTTTTGTTTAATTTCAAACTCTTGTTGCCCACTAATTCGCATAGTATCTTTAAGCATGGAAACATCTTTTTTAACATCTTTCATTTCTTCTAGTTGGTAGATCATCATATCTTCAATTGTTTGAGGAACAGTATTCTTGCGAATAACATCTTCCATTTCGTTGAATGCTTCAATGTATTTTTGTTTGAAGTAAATAGCTTTCTTTCCTGTAAAACCCATAGCCAACAAGAAAAAACCATCTCTACTAATGAAGAAAACTCGTCGATTTCTGCCGTATGAATCTGGTTCATTACCTTCAGAAAACATCTGTCCAAAATTGGACACATCTTTTTTCAGTGCATCAATATCTCTTAAAACATGTTGATGCTTTTTCTCAAAACTTTCTGCAACTTGCAAACTCGTAGTCACAGCTTCTTTATTTTTCAAAATTACTAATTCTTGCATTATTTCTTCTCTCCTCTTTGATATAATGTAGATAAAAAATGGTGGTGGTATAAATTGAGTCTTATTGACTTTATTAAACAATTTGACTGGAATAACATTGTTAAAACCATTAAAGATTTTATTTTGCCTATTACGTCTCTAGTATTTTCAACATTTGCTTTTTATATCTCCTATACAGATAGAAAAAACAAAAAATTTAATTTAAAATTGGATTTCTTCGCTGAATGCGAAGAATGGTTGATAGATAGAGAAAGTGATTCCAAACCAGATGTTTACCATCAAAATAAATTCAGGATTATAGATTCTGTATTGTTAACAAATAACAGTTCTTTACCTGTTACAATTATTGAGTTTTCGATTTCTGGAATTCCTGATCATTTAAATGCTTTTACAATGATTGGTGATAATTATTCTGTAACGGTAAAATCAATGTATGACGAACTTCCACATGGTATACGTGCGTATTCTGGTAAATCTTTAAAAAAAGGTGCTGATCTATCAAAATTTCCTCCGTTGTCATTACCTATTACCATTCCACCGTATGAGTCAAAAATTACTACGTTGGTTTTTAGATACGATGAATCTTTAGTCGAAAAAAACATTACAATAAATGTTCTTACAAGTAGAGGTACTGCTAAATTCAATAGATTTGTTTCTTCATCTCAAATTTCACAGCTTGATACTGGCTATGCCCCTCCGCAACTAGATGAATTTGATTAGGAAATTCTCCAGTTTCTTTTACAAATTCTTTGATGAGATCATTAAAATTTTCTTTCAATTGTTTTTCGTTTATAGTCATTAAACTTTTTTTCATTAGTCAGTCCCTCCCGACTGGCTTTTTTGTTTTGTACTCAGCTTCATCCAGCCCCATAAAAATCCAAACCATGTAAACAATCGTTCCTATCAACGCTTGTCTGCTTCCCCAAAGTCCTAAAGCGTAGATGATTAGCGGTGCGCTGAATACTAGCGCTCTATTAAATTTTCCCATCCGCTTGCCTCCTTAAGATTTCCGAAAAATTTGTTTCTAAAAATTCAAGTGTTTTACTTCTTAAAAATAGATATGTGTCTCTTCCTTCAACTGGATAATAGACAAATCCATTTTTATTTTTTTCGATATCGATAATATTTCTATATCTTGGGTTCTTTAAAACTCTAGAAGTAAACCAATCATATTTTCTGTTAATCCGTTCTAGCACTTCTGGCAACGTCATCCATCTACCAGTATCATCAGCTTTTTTTAACTCCTCATAATCCACTTGGGAGATAATTACATAGCCTTCTGGAACTGGGATTTTCGCTTCTAGATATTGCATTAGCTGTTCCTCCCTTTACAATTCGTACATAGTAATAATCGAATCTATGATTCTATTTGCTTCTGCAGAAGTCTTTTTACCGTTTAAAATTAAAGATAAGTAGCTTTTGCTAATTCCAAATCTTTCAGCAAGCATGGTGTAAGTTAAGAACTTCGAACTTTCGACATATTCTTTGATTTTTTCTCTATCTCGTTGAGTGATTTCTGCAATGTCAGTCATACTAAAACTCCTTTCTAACCAATTTCCTCTAAATCCATTTGAGGGTAATAGCCCTCTGCGATTAATAAGTTGTAAATAAACACTCGCCCTTTCTGTGTCCATTTGGTATTCATTACAACTTTAGTGCCGCCATCGGCTTTCGGAATCTCACTTGTGTGCGATTTTGTGTATCCTTGGTTCATATGTTTTCGGTAAAGTATCCATTGTCCGCTAACTTTATGTTGAACACCTAACTCGTTTAGCAATTTGTTTAGAGCAATTGCCGACATTCCGTAATCAGCTGCAATTTGAGAAGTAGCTACCGTATCTGTCGATGAAAGAATCGTATCTAAGTAGCTAATCTTTGGTTCGTACTCGGCAATTTGTTGTTCGAGTAATTGGTTCTTTTCTTCTAAATCTGCTGCTAAACGCAATGCTTGTGCAAAACTTTGAGGTACGTTTGAATAGCTACCTGTTTTTCTGATTGTTGGAAGGACTTCTTCCATTACCCAGGCCTCAAATTTTTCAGCGCTTGGTAAGTTCGATTTAATAATCAAGCGGTAAACATCTGATTCTGGAATAACTTTGAATTTTTGACGACGACCTAACGAATCGTTACCCCATGTTTCAATTGATTTTTTACAATGATCATTGGTGGCTTTACTGGGATTTTTGTATCCCAAAGTTTTGGCAACATCGTTTGCTACGAAATACGGAATGTCATTTTCTAGAAACGTTCTTACTTCATGTTGTTCAAAACTAAAAATTTGTGGTGTGTTCATTTTTGTTCATTCCTTTCTTTGATATAATTTTCTTATCAGTAAGTGGTCTACTGAAATAATGCATAAGGTGGTGAATAAGTATGAATAAAAAAACTGATGAAATCGCTGCGGATTTAGTTGTTGCATGGCTAAATCACGAATCACAAGTATCTACTAAAGGCGAATCAATTTCGCCAAAAGAAATTGCTCAAGCTTATTTAGATATTCATTATGCTGTTATCTATGGTCAGCTTCCAGAAGACCGTAAAAACGATGACTAAACGTGAGCTAAAATCTCTGCTATGGCTGCAACCATGGCAGAGTCTTCTTTATCTACCGCGTGTTCCATCGCCACTTTTGCTTGTTTCAGTATGTCTAATTTCAAATCTTCGATTTTTGCCGAGACTGTTTTTTCCATATTCTTCTCTCCTTTCTTTTATATTCGTAAACAAATTTAACAACTTTTAAAAAAACTGCGTTGACTAAATTAACATACAGTGTTAAAATCAGAACATAGTTAAATAAGACATATAAACATTGATTTTAAAAGCTTTCTTGGCGGTTGGCATTTATTAATCAATAGTGTTTTTTGTTGTCTTTTTAGTTGTTAAACTTGTTTACAAGAATGATATTAACACCTTTTGTTAAAATAGTCAACGAATTTTAACAAATAAAGTTAAATATTTTTTCTTGAACGAAAGGAATATTGATATGATAACGTTTGAGAGAATAAAAGAGTTAGCGAAAAAACAGGGAAAATCATTAAATAAAGTTGAAGAAGACCTAGGCTATGGTAAAAACGTCTTATATAGACTTAAGAACTCAAACCCCTCTACAGAACGTTTGCAAGAAATTGCTGACTATTTCGATGTCTCTGTAGACTATCTTCTGGGGCGCGAAGAAAAAGAAACCCCTAAACATGTGGATTTATCAGAAAACGATACTGTTTTTTCTTTTGATGGAAAAGAAATATCTAAGGAGACAATGCGTAAAGCGATTGCAATTGCTAAAGCTTTAGAGGAAAATGAATAGTTGGAGTGATGGGTTGTATGTATTTGAAATTGAAAGAAATGTTGAGCGAATACAATTTGAAAGTAGTTTACATGGAAATGAAAGAGCCTGGCTTCTATTATCCGAAGCCTAGAATCATTTTTTTGAATGAAAATCTATATGGCGAAACTGCAGAAGCCTTTCATTTATCTCATGAACTTGCGCATTTCACCGCTTCTCATTTTGAATATTCAGTTTTGTACGATACTTCTACAACTTTTCACTCAAAATTTGAAACAGAAGCAGATAAAATAGCTATTCTAATTTTATTAAATATCTATATTGAGAACGAACTGACTGATGAATCTCAGTTTAATCTCGAAAAATTTATGGAGTATTATTCTATTCAGAATAAGCTCAGATACACTTGTTATGCTGTCTGCCAATGCTATTTTAAGAAAAAATATTCTTACGCAAGGCAATATGTATGAATACATCAAGAATTATTAAAAAAACCGATTTCAGCAAAACATTAAAAAAGCCCGTGCTGGCACACGGACTCATACCTCATTTCTGAGATCGCAAATATATTATAACAAGAAGTGAGGAATATTTAAATGGCAAAAAAAGTTATGGGTCAAGACGGAAAAATGTATAAAGTTAGTAAACCTTTTTACAAAAAAGTATGGTTTTGGGTATTAGCAGTAATTTTAATTATAATTATTGGTTCTGCTTTAAATGGTGGATCAGATAGTAATAAAGCAAGTGATAATGGTGGCGAAAAAGTAACTAAATCTTCAACCTCTGCTTCATCTTCTAAAGAAGAAAAAAGCGATACCTTCTATAAGATTGGTGACACTGTAAAAGTTGGTGATGCTGAATATACACTAAATAGTGTAGAACTAACTGATGAAAGAAATCAATTTGAAGAAAACCAACCTGCACAAGTAGTAAAAATTACTTATACCGTAAAAAATGATGGCGATTCAGATATCCCTGTAGGTACAGATGTGGAAGTATATGGACCAGATGACAAAAAATCAGAGACATATGCCAACGAAAATACAATGGGATCTGTTGCTCCAGGAAAACAAATGGATGTAACTGCTCATTTCACGTTAAACCAAAAGGGAGAAATAGAAATCCACTTCTCTCCTTTAGTATCATTTGAAAAAGCAGCTATTTTTAAAGCAACTGTATAATAAATAAAAAACACGCCCACCGTCCAAAGCAAGCGTGTTCTAAGAAAAACAAACCTATACAGTAGGCTTCTTTATAGTGCCTATTGTATCAGAGAAAGAGAGTAGATTCAATTATGGCAAGATTAGTCAAACGTGGAAATAGTTGGCAATACGAAATTTCATACAAAAAAGATGACGGAAAATACACGAAGATAAGAAAATCAGGATTTAAGACAAAAGGCGAAGCAAAAGATGCCGCCAACGAATTAGAATATAACTTGAACAAAGGCCTTAAAGGGGATCGCAAAAATCTATTATTATCAGATTACTTTGAGGATTGGATGCAACTTTATAAAGAAGGAACAGTATCTCCTATCACTTATAGAAAATACGAAGATACGTTAATGAACATAAAGAAATATATGCCAGCGGTATTGATTTCTGATTTAGATAGAGTTGGATATCAACACTTTTTAAATAAGTATGCGAAAGACCATGTAAAATCCACCGTTATTAAGTTTAATAACCATATTAGAGCATCGTTGAAAGATGCCGTAGAAGAAGGATTAATTCCGTTTGATCCAACTAGAAAAGCAGTAATCAAAGGAAAAGATTCATTGAAGCCAAAAGAAGATAAATATTTAGATTATGATCAATTTAAATCTTTAATGAAACTCGTAGAAGAAAACCTTTCTGCGCAGTACTCTTCTCCTATGCTCGTGTTAGTTGCTGGTGCTACTGGAATGCGATTTGCTGAACTTCTAGGATTAACATGGGAAGATATCGATTTCGAAGATCAAATCATCACTATTAATAAAACATGGAATTATAAATTAAATGAATGGGGAAAAACAAAAAACGAAACTTCAAATAGGAAAATTTCCATTGATAAACATACGATTGATCTCTTAAAAAAGTTTAAAATCAATCAAAAAGAATTATTCGAGAATTTTGAAGTTAAAAACCCTCATAATTTTGTTTTTTTCAACTTAAAAAATGGATTAGTTTCATCAAACGCCGTCAGCAAATATTTGCGCAAAAAATTAAAAGAATTAGGGATTGAAAAGCAATTTACTTTGCATGGACTAAGGCATACACATGCATCTATTTTACTTTATCAAGGAGTAAATATACTTAGCGTATCGAAACGTTTAGGACATAGCAGTTTAGAAACTACAATGTCTACTTATCTTCATATTGTTCGAGAGCTTGAAGATCAGGATAAAGAAAAAATCAATGCTGTGTTCGATAGTTTATATAAAAATGATAACTAG